CCTTAAGGCTATTGCCCCAGGAGCCTGGATACTTGGCTGCAAATAATCCTGTAGTATGCGGAATATTGGCAGAAAAGAATGTGCTATTAGCAGAATAGTCGTCAATGTTCTTGATTAATGTAGCAGTACCACCCGAAGCACCCAAACTAGCAGCAGCAACTGCATTGGTATGTGCCGAAGCAGATCCTCTTACAATCTGTAAATTGTTGCCATAACCAAGAAAATTTGCTGCTGTAAAAAACGACTCATAGGTATTAGTATCAGGTAGGCCGTATGTTTGAGCAAGCAATTTCTCACTGGATACTGTTACTACCCTGTTAACAGGTCCCCAGTTAAAGTGCCCGGCAAACCCACCAACCGTAGTAGCAACAGCAGGGACGACATCGGTTAAGTCCCTTTCAGTTACTAGAACACCGGGTGAAAGCTGAAATGCCATGTTGTTCTCCTTAAGGTTGACATAGCGAATTATTTACCAATTATTTATAGAAACACATATCTAGACATTCTGAAGCCATTTTTGTCGCATCTTGTCAATTTCTACAAATGGATCGGTATTAAACCAAACATCTCCGCTTTCGACTACGGGTCTGCTTAGACTCTCTATGCCATTATCAATAAATCCAAAGGGTGTTAGTTCTGCTTCGATAAGAGCAGTTTGGTTTTCAAACAACTCTTTTCTAAGATTACTATTGATTAGTTCTTTAAAATAACTTTCATTACTCAACCAGCCAAATAGAACCAAACACATGATTAGATCATCATGATAACCTTCATCTGCTTCATAACTGTTCTTTTTTTCAATAAATGTGCTAATTTCACTTATGATATCAGCATCGAACAAAAGAAGTTTGTTATTTTCAATTAAACCTTTGATTAGTGTACAGCCTAACCTTTTAACCTGTTTAGTAGTTCTGACGCCAGGCCTTGACCCCTGTCCACCAGAACTTAAATGCTGCCCTACTTTACTATCGTTGTTACAGAATAAAATATTATCGTATTCTAGATCTCCCCAGATTGTGTCGGCTACCTGTTGTCCGTTGTCATTAATTTCAACCAGGACAAGAGCCTTGTTGTAATCTCGGGCTACCTTATGAATTACATCGGTATACAGTAAAGGATGTATGGTATTGTTCCGATATTTAGCCACTAAAGTATGAGGATATTCGGTAATGTCAATAACAACAAAGGCACTGTAATCGCCACCTACACCACGACTTGTATCGGCTACCAGAACATAACTATGATTTTTACCTTCTAGTTTTCCGTCTAGCATCTGAGCTCTTATAGGCTCAGCATAGATGTCCAGTCCTTCATTACTATAAATCGGAGCCTTGGCACTTAATCTGCCTATGACATCACCGCTTATTAGGGTAAGACTAGAGCCCAAGAACTTACATAGTACCTCTTGGTTGTATCTTAGTTCACCCAGCAACTGTCGTTGCTCTTCGGCCCAGGTTTCGGTTCTGCCTGGTATTTTCCAATAGGGTATGAATAGGTTGACGAATCCATTGTTACCCTGCTCGGCTTCGTTCCAGAACTTCCAGAAGTGGTTGTAGCCCATGGGCGTACTGGTTAACAGGATCTTGGTGGTCTCACCGGAGCTAATGGTTGGGTAGACCGAGGTAAAGAAATCTTCGGCTATGTTATTGGGTATAATGGCTGCTTCGTCTATGTACAACCAGTTTACGGACTTGCCTCGAATACCCGAGGATGTTGTAGCCGAAGTAAATATTCTAGATCCGTTTTCTAGTTCAACGTCGCCTTTGTTCCAGGTCTTGACGCCCTGCTGTAACCAGATTGGCAAGAGCTCATACATGATCTGATAACGATATAAAACTTCACGAGCACTGGCACTTTTGTTGGCTAGGATGGCTACGGTCTTACTTTCCTGAAAAAGCGTGTACCAAAGTATACAGGCCGCAGCAGTTATGGTTTTACCCTGCTGTCGACCTTCCATGAGTATGACTTTACGATTGTTTAGTATTATGTTTACTTTTTCTTTCTGACAATCGTAGAGCTTAAATAGCTGCAGTCCATGATCTAAAGTAACAATCTGACAATAATTTTCAATAAAGTAGACTGGATCCTGACTACATTTAATAATCTCTTTTACCTGCTGCGGAGTATAATCTATGCTGTATCCAACCGGTTTAAGGTTGGAATTGCCCATATAGGAAACTTCAGACATTATTCTTTAGCATTTTCATGAGTTCGGCTGTTGAGCCAGCAAACACTACATTGTTTTGTGTGTTTATGGAACCTGCCGATTTAGCAGTTTCGGGTTGTTTTAATTGCTGGGCACGCTTCTGAAGTTCTAGTAAATCTTTAGCAGTATCGCTTAGCGTCTTCATGATCTGTCCGGTAACTTCATAGTTACGTGGATGTTCGCTATTTCTGCTTAGCTCGGAAATATCGTCCAGGATATTATTACCCTTGGTTATGACGCGCCTAAGAGTCTGACGAGCCAGCTCAAAATCGTCCTGCTGATCTGCAGAAAGACCGGGCTTGTCTAGTGGCATGGGCAGAATTTCGGTCATGGGCTCGGTATTAAACAGAGCATTTAGTTCGGGCAAATCTTTCATTCAAAATCCGTAAAGGTTTCACTAAACTCAAAATCCGAATTAGGCAAAGCATCATTAGGCGTTACTGTGGCTGTATAGCTGGTTAGGTTTTGAGTTAGTTCAGTGTCGTTAAAAATATTAGCGATTACTCTACGAATAATACCGGTTTGCTGGGCTGGACCATAGTAATTAATTTTTACAGTAAAAGCAAATGTCCAGATTATAGCTCTACGTACTGCAAAGTCGCCTTCGTATTCATCTTCGTAGGTAACTGAATCTAATATTACCGGTAAATCATTTACAATGTTTAACTGTGGTATGGCTTTAAGACTTAGGTTGAAATCTGGATTAAAGTATGGAAGAATTTGTTCGATAATCTGCAAACCATCGTCCTGATTCTTGGCATAAACATATAGGTTAATGCTAATGTTATAGGGCGTGGGTGCATACTGTTGACTTAGTTTAGCAGGATCGTTATTTAATATGGCCCTATTATTTTGTATGGGACTTACCTTACGAGCAGGGTCATAGGTAAGTCCCAGAATTTCAAAGCTCATGCGTGGCAGAATTATCTGTGCCTGCTGATCTTCGAGATTGGGCTGTTGTTCGATTCTGGCAATCATTTTCTGACGCGGAGCATAGGCCAAAGGCACCTTGAATCTCTGCACTACATCGCCAGAACTATTTCGCCTAATTATATAAATGTCGTTAAATAGGTTACCAAAGGCTATAATGGCCTTACGTGTGGTACCCCAGTAAAAGGTTCTATCAAGCACGAGCCACCTCGCCAAATGGGTTGCGTTCACTAAAGTCCAGTATGTCTTCGATGTCTACATCGAACTGAGCATTCTGGCTTTCTTTGTGTAGTTCACCAGCTATGGTAAACTGATCGGGCGTGTAGCTTTCTAGCAGCAATACTTCACCATTTTCGTCAACTAGATTGTTACCGTTTTCGGCTTTGAGTTCGTAGCCACCGGTTAATATAGTATCAGACACTGTATCTGGATAACTATCAATGTCGGCATTGCCTGTATCAAAGCTTTCCAAACTGTACTGCATCAATTCACAGTTTAGTTTATAGACAAACAAAGCACCGGTCTGATAAAAAGGCTGGTTGCTTATGACCTTACGAATTTCAAAATAGCTTTTGGTTAAAGGGAAATACACGATGTCACCTTCGGTAGGTCTGGGCAGAATGGACTGTCCGTAATCGCCTACTAGCTGTTTCCAGCGTCGTCTGCTTACTAGAAATGAAGCAGTGTCTCTTAGCTCTACACCGAACTTACTTAATAGCTCACCTTCGCCTTCGAACCCCTGTACATTTTCCATGTACATTTCTATGGGATAATAGTGCTCATAGGTATTGAGCGGATCTTCTTTTAGAATCTCATCCTGATTGAATTTCTTGCGTGGCACATAGTAGCATTCATGACCATAGATCTTTAGGCTTTCTATGATCAGATCTTCGTAAAGAAGCTGCTCCGAACGCCTACCGATCGGCACCCCACTTTGAAAATATGGATTTACAGGCATTCGATTATCGACCCTTGTTTAAGATTCGTCTATAATTACTACTGTAGTGAATAAGGATTAACCAGTAAAGAAGTCCACAGGTAATTCAAAGGTATTACGAATTTCCTGTTCTATTTTCTCTATCTCATCTATAGCTTCATCATAGATCTTTTGTCCGTTCATGGACACACCACCAGGCAACTGTATGCCTTCGAATTTCTTAAGGTTTTCGCCCCACTGACGTTTTACTAATGCAGTTGCATATCTTTTGAGCCACATATCGTTATAGACATCCGAATATGTAGCCGGGTCCAGAATTCTCCAGCATTCAAAAACCAAATATTCACCTTCTTTGATGTCTGCGCTCCAGCTAAGATCTATATAAACTCGATTCATGTGTCTATTAAATCTTACCGGTTTAGTACCAACCAATACCTGCTGTATGAGTTCTAGCTGACCTTTTACTTGCTGGTAGTAGATTAGATCGGTACTCATGATGCTGTACAGATCATTAATTAAAATCTGATAGCGAATGTCGAAAATATTCATGCCACTGGTAGTTTTGCTACTAAACGGCAGAATACGATTTATACCTACCACAGCATCGTTTACGGTAACATACTGATTACTGATGTCATTTGCAGTCATCTGATGTTGCAGATAGACTAACTCAACTGCATCGTAATGATATTCACGATAAAACTGAAAGGCATCGTCTATACGATCCTCTAGCTGATCATCGTCGACATTAATTTCTATGACCGGATGGCCCAGGCGTCTTAGGCAATAATCAGATAATTGTTCTCTGTTGGTTACGCTCATCTGGTTACTCCAGGCATGATAGTTATGATGCCTTCGACAATTCGTATGACCGAAGCATCATTGGCTGTATTGGCTTCTAGGT